CTGACAATGACGAAAGAGGTTCCGCTAACGTGAATGTGGTCGTTAAAATTAACGAGCACTTTTACTCAACTACTACAGGGGTTTAATCATGGCAATTAATAGAGCACAATTAGCTAAAGAGTTAGAGCCAGGTCTAAACGCACTTTTTGGAATGGAGTACAACCGTTACGACAACGAACATGCTGAAATCTTTGAAGAAAATAGTTCTGATAGAGCTTTCGAAGAAGAAGTAATGATTGTTGGTTTTGGTAATGCTCCAACAAAAGCAGAAGGTGCTGGCGTATCTTTTGATAATGCTACTGAAGGATTTACAGCTCGTTATGAACACGAAACTGTAGCTCTTGCTTTCGCATTAACTGAAGAAGCTGTTGAAGATAATTTGTATGACCGTTTAGGTTCGAGATATACCAAGGCATTAGCCAGAAGTATGGCTCATACTAAACAAATTAAAGCTGCAAATATTCTAAACAACGCATTTAGCACTAGCTTTCCTGGTGGAGACGGTAAGCCGTTAATCGCTACTGACCACCCGTTAAGCACTGGTACTGCTGGTAACAGAGCAACAACTTTTGCTGACCTTAACGAAACATCTTTAGAAGATGCTTTGATAAGGATTTCAACTCAAACTGATGATCGTGGTTTGAACATAGCTTTACAAGGAACTAAATTAATTGTTCCACCACAACTACAATTTGTGGCGGATCGATTATTAAATACTCCAGGTAGAGTTGCTACTTCAGACAACGACATTAACTCAATCAGAAACCAAGGAATGCTTCCTCAAGGATATGTGGTAAACCACTACCTTGTAGATCCAGATGCGTTCTTCTTGAAAACAGATGTTCCTGACGGGTTTAAAATGTTTGTAAGAAGTCCAATGCAAACTGCTTTGGAAGGCGACTTTGATACTGGAAACATGAGATACAAAGCCAGAGAGAGATATTCATTTGGATTCTCTAACTGGAGATGTGTTGACGGTTCTCAAGGAGCTTAATAACGAATAAAGAAGGGAGGGCTTAGGCTCTCCCTTTTTTTAAAATGTGGTTACACGAACCAAATAATTTATCCGAAACCCCTTGTGTGGGTAGATGTACCACCTCTGTAATACCATTTGATGATATATGCAAAGGTTGTGGGAGAACTGTCGCAGAAATTAGAGATTGGGGCAGTTATACTGAATTAGAAAAAAAATTAATTAATATTAGAAACTCAAGAAAGTACGAGATTAGACAAGTGAAGCAATTTAAAATTATGACCGACAAAGAAAAAAGCGAAGATATAAGAGGAAGATTAATTACCACAAGATGCTTAATTGAAATGATAGGCGAAGATTTATTAAAAACTTTTGGTAAAAATAATTTAACAAAAGAAGTTTACGAAAAATTATACGAAGCACATGAGTCAGTTTTAGAAGCTACAGAAAAATTACCTATTGAACATGATCAAGCCGTATAATAAAATTAATCTATCTAGGATTAATTAATTGTTTTATAGACTGACCTAGCAGACAAGCCAAGACTATAAGACTTATTTCCCAAGGAGGAAATTATGGCAAAATCAACATTCTCAGGGCCAGTTAAATCTATCTCTGGTTTTATAACTGCTGGTAGCACATCAGCAGTAAGCTTAACTGCTGACACAACTTTAACTGTTGATGCTCATGCAGGTAAAATTTTAACTTGTAATGATGCTGACGGTAAATTTACTTTACCAAGTATTGTTACTACAAGTCCTTCAGATCCAACAGATCCGAATCAAGCAAATAATTTAGGAGCATCTTTTTTATTTGTTATTGAAACTGCTGCTACTGATTTAGATATTAAAACAGACGGTACTGACAAGTTTGTTGGAGGTTTATATATAGGTGTAAACAATAGTACAGGTAAAACTTTTATTTCTGGTGCATCTAATGATGTAATAACACTAAATGGTTCAACCAAAGGTGGATTAGCAGGAAGTATTATTAAAGTTACAGCAGTTGGTTCAGCTAAGTATGCCGTTGAAGGTATTGTCTTAGGCTCAGGAACTTTAGTAACTATGTTTGCTGACGCATAAGGAGTAAATTATGGCTGATACAGTAACATCACAAACCATCCAAGATGGTGAAAGAGTTGCTATTATGAAATTCACTAATAGTTCTGACGGAACTGGTGAATCTGCTATAAAAAAAGTAGATGTCTCTGCTTTGGCTAACAGTAGCCAAGGCAAGGCATGTACTTCAGTTAAAGTAGCTAAAATATGGTGGGCTTGTAGAGGTATGGGTGTGAATATTGAATTTGACGCTTCTACTAATGTATTAATTACAGGCTTACCTTCTGACTCTACTGGTGATGAATATTACTCTGATGTTTTTACGGGTATTCCAAACAATGCGGGATCTGGTAAAACTGGCGATATTGATTTCACTACAGTAGGACATAGTTCAGGCGATACTTATTCTATTATTTTAGAATTAGTAAAAGACTACGAATAATGGCTGAATATAAAGGCAAAAAAGTAACTTTGAATAGTCCAAGAGCTCTCCGTCAAGGAGAGCCTGGCTATGGAAAAAAAAGAAAAGTTGTTTTCGTTATGGGATGTAGTAGCGAAAGCAAAAGAGTAAAAAGAATTACATTTGGTGATGCCAAATTAGGTATGCACAAAAATACAAAATCAAGAAAAAAATCTTATTGTGCTAGAAGTGGCGGAATGAAAGGTACGACAGATAGATGTAGTGCTAACTATTGGGCTAGAAAAGATTGGGATTGTTAATATGGGTGAAAAAACAAAAAAAGACGCTTGTTATCACAAAGTAAAAGCCAGATATGATGTTTGGCCTTCTGCTTATGCAAGTGGAGCTTTAAGTAAATGTAGAAAAGTAGGAGCTGCAAATTGGGGCAATTCTAAAAAGAAAAAACCAATAAAAAAATCAACAGGTGGTTTTGTTTCTGTTAGAGGCCAGGGTGCAGTTATGAAAGAAAGATTAAGGTAATGTCTAAAAATTCATTAAGAGATTGGTTTGCAAAGAATGACGGAAAAGGATGGGTTGACTGTAAAACAGGAAAACCATGTGGTCGTAAAAAAGGCGAAAAAAGAGCATATCCCGCTTGTCGCCCAACCATGGCTCAATGTACTTCAGCAGCCAAAAAGAAAACTGGCCCTAAAAGAATTAGTTGGCAAAAAAAATCAACAGGTGGTGAAATGATAAAAGATAAAAGCAAAGCAGATTTAAATAAAGACGGCAAACTTTCTTCTTACGAAAAGAAAAGAGGTATAGCTATTGAAAAAGCTATGGCTCAACAAAATAGAGTAAAAATGAAAAATGGTGGATTTATTGCAAAAGGTTGCGGTCAAGTAATGAACAACCGTAGAAAAGTAACAAGCATATCTTGAGGTAAAAATGACTTTTAAGAAAACAAAAGGGTATAGCGTAAGAAAGATGTCCAAAGGCGGAGCTTTAATGAAGAAGTCTAAGGGCGGAGCTATGATGAAGAAATCAAAAGGCGGATCTATATTAAAGAAATCCAAAGGTGGTTCTTTAATGAAGAAATCAAAAGGGGGTTCTATGATGAAAAAATCTAAGGGCGGAGTTTTAAACAAAAACAGTAAAAAGAAATAACTTTTTAGTTTAAAAAACAACTTACATTTATGTCATACTTACTTAGTAATGTCCCACATTTTAAATGTTGGGTAAGAAGAGAATTTACTCACAATCACGAAAAATACCATGACGAGTATTTACATGCTTTAGTTATTGCAGTAAATACTATTCCAGATAGGTCTTTGAGTTTTCAAGTAGTCTTTACGGGTTGTGAGTCAGATTGTGAAGATAACAACGAGCCGAATATCCATGGCGGAGCTATGTGGGCTAGAATGCCTATCCAAGCTTTAGTAGCTGATATTCCTATGGATGATTTTCCTGAACCAATGGAAGATCATATTGCACAACCTTGGGATTGTGAATCTAGAAACCATTCAGTAATAGTTATGGATAGAGTAAGCTCATCACCTTGGCTTTGTAAATTAGATGGCGAATTTTTTAAAGGAAGATATTTGTTTACTGTTGATTATACTGATTCCGATATTGCTGACGA